CTCCCGTGCAACCCAGTCGGGTCTTGCCGTTGGCAGCGTTCAGCATCTCGGCGGTTGCCACGTTTAGAGTCCCCCGCCCATCGGGGGACGGCTATAATGCAGGGGGATATATTGCCCTTTGGCTTACGCCGCAATCCCGTTTGGCGGGATAGCTCAAACGTCAAACGTGAGCGTGCCGTTCGGGATGGGTACGGCATAGAAAGAATGAGTTCCGATAGAGGAATTCTCCTTGGCATAATACTTTACTTTTGCCATTTCTTATCCGATTTAAAGGGTTTAACTTTAGAAGTGAAGAGTGAAGAGTGAATAATTACTTCGGGAATCCGTGAGCGCGTTGCAAGTGGAATTGATAGGCTACCACCCACGGATTACTATTCCATGTGCCTTTGCCACATACACGGTCAATAAGCGATTCGTATGCCAGTTGCGGATTGCGGAAGGTGATATGGTTAGGCACGTCGCCCCACCAGTCGTAATAATAGCGGTCCCATGTGTTCATGAACTCGCCCTTCATGATACCCTCTTGCATGATGTCGGCTTCGCTGATGTCTTGCAACCGCTCAAACCAAAGGTCGTCGATGACTATCTGCCAGGGCATGAGGTTCGGGTGTACGAACATCTTGTTAGTCCATCCTGCCGTCTTCTGAAATTCCATGTCGCCACGCCATACGACTTTGCCGTTCTTGCGTTTCTCCTGATATTGGAGCACGGTGGGTTGCCATCCTGCCCGCTTATAGTTCTGGGCAATGGCCACCGTGTCGCCTATCTCGTAGGGTAGCGGCATCTGTCCGAGTTCGTGACCGTCAGCATCGCACACCACGCAGTCGTAGAAGAAATTGTCGCTCAACCGTTGGTGATACTCAAGCATGAGGTCAGTCTTTCCCTTGAACTTCTTCGGTGGCATCATGATGCGCCGTGTCTGCGTCTTGGTGCCAGCGAGTACGGCTTGCTCCAGCCCGTACTCCGTGGAAAAAATTATCTTCTTCATAGTTCCTTGATAAATTAGTGGTCGAAATAATACTTCTTACTCACTCCTTTACATATCCACGACGGTTGCCGATGGCTTTGCCTCTAGTTCGCGTTTCATGCGAGCCACGGGGTTCTGATAGGGGCGGTGGTTGATGGGCAGGACGTTTGGGTTGAAGTCCTTCAGTGCCTCGATGAACTTGTCTTTGGTCTTGTACACCTTCTTGTCGATGCGGTAGTGGCGGTAGGTGCGGCCGAAGTCGCCGTTCTTTCGCTTCGGTGTGTGGTCGCAGTAGCCGAGCCTCCCGTCCTCGCTCTCGTAGGTCAGCGTGTGCTCCTTCTCCATGCTCATGTGGGCCACATAGTGGAAGGGCACCTTCTTCAGTTCTTCTATTGTCATAGTTCCTTTGTAAATTAGTGGTCGAAATAATGATCGGTTGTACTTCTTACTATCTCATCGGCCTGCCCGTGAGCGTGGCGGTGATGTCGATATGTGCACCGGTGCTCACCCAGTGATCGCAGTGCTCGACCATAACCACTTCCAGGAGCCAGTCGTACACACGCTGGCCGATGGCACGGTACACCTCCGACATGTATTCTTTGCTGTCGGGCTGGTCGCCGTAGAGAGCCAGCGTCACGATGTCCTCGTCGTTGGAGTCGCGCAGGATGATGCCGTTGTCGGCCAGTTCGATGTCGAGATTCATCTTCTCCTTCGGTCTGTTGTCTGTCTTTGCCATTACTTGCCCTCCATGTCGATTTGTCTGATACGTTCTTCACAAATGTGGATGATTTTCTCGTAGTCGAGCCGTCGGGAGTCGCCCTGCTTGGTTCGCAAGATGCGCTTCACGATGTCAGCGTCCCACGGGTTAAGGTTGTAGTCCTGCCATATCGTCCACGGCTGGATGATGTGCCGTGAGTAGTCGCTGGTACCTCGGTTGTAGGAGCGGACAGAGGTGTCGAGAATGCCCAGCCGCCGCAGTGCCTGGTAGGTGTCCTCGTCGAGCAGACGGGAGTTGTTGGCGGGCTTTGGCTCTGCCGCCTCTTGCAATTCGACATCCTTCTCCAGTAGCACAAAAGAGATGCCGTCCCCGGCTGTCACTACATAGAAGTTATCTTTTCCGTTCCAAAAACGGAACTCCACTCGCAGATTATCCTTGTAATGCTTTTCTACATTGCCTGGCGAACATGTATAGAGGATGTGTTTTTCCACCTTCAGCAAGTCGCCTACATTAAAACTATATTCGTGCATCATTCGTTTAATTTGTTTAATTCGTTTAATTCGTTTAATTCGTGTCCGATCTAGAAAAAAATTATTCTTATTATTCCAATTTCTTTCCTTAATTCTCCATTTCTTTCCCTTTTATTGTTGTATATTTCCTTCGCTCAGGTCGAAGGAGTAGAGGGCATCGAGGAGGGCGTGCACGGGGTCTACCTTCTGCTGGTCGCTGCTCTTCAGCACCTTGCGCAGCTCCGAGGCCGTGGAAGTCTCCACGCGGCAGTTGCCGAAGACCCACGGCCAGATGGGGTTAGCGCTCAGTTCGAGGAAGCCCTCCGCCGAGAGCAGCAGGTATTCGATCTCGTTGATGAGCCCGTTCATGGTGACGAACGACTGACTGACCGGCACCACCATCCGCTTGATGGTCGGCGCGTCCATGCCCAGCGACTGAAGCCATGCCTTGAGGGTGTTGATGGGCTGTTTCGACTGCGCAGGGTCGTAGCCAAAGTAGGCCATGTTGATGCCCTGCTGGTTGAGAGCCATCATGTCGTTGATGGGCGCGTCGGGGTCGAACACCTCGCCGGGGCAGACGTGGAGCCAGCCCTGCTCTGCCCATAGCTCGTAGAGCTGGCGGTTGGAGCTATCCTTCATGGCGGCCTCGGTGATCCACACGTCGAGGTCTGCGAAGAAGCGGCCCTGCGGCTCCTGCTGTCGGTAGTTCACGCCCAGATAGACTTGCGCCCACAGGTCGTTGATGCCCCCGAAGTCCATGCCGACGAACACGTTCCATCCGTCCTCGTACTTGCAATCGGTGATGCGCTTCGCCACCTGTCGCGGCCGCACCTGGTCGCCGGTGAGCCACTTGGTGACGCGGCCAGACTGATAGACGTTGAACAACTTCGCCACACACTCGGCAAACTTCTGGTCGCCTTCCTGACGGGCTTTCGTCATCTCGCGGTCGTAGAAATCGTACTGCACCACGATGGACAGCATCGGGTTGATTTTGCGGCGCAGGGCGTGAGAGGTCAGGATGTATTCATATTCCGTCTTCTCATACTCATCGGGTTCCAGCAGCAGGCACATCTGCGTGTCGAGTATCTGGCTGGGTGTGGCCTCGCCGGTGTCGTACTTCAACTCCTGAAGCAGCAAGTCGTGCATGGCTTGCAACTTCTCGATGAAGGGGCCGCTGGTGATGGTGCCCGCCGTGGTGGTGCCGAAGGTGAGGGGCTGGCGACGCTGACCCATAGACGACTGGCAGACGTTGACGTGAGCCATCATGTCCGACTTGCCGTTGATGTAGGGCGACGAGCCCAACTCATCCCAGTTCAGCAGTTCGGTGTTCGTACCATCAGGAGCCTTGCCGCCGCCGGTGAGTGGCACAATCTTCGAGTTGCGCAGTTCGGCCTGGTACTGCTTCAGCCAGTTCACACCCTTGGCAGTCATGCGGAAGAGCGGGTTGCCCTCGTCGCTCTTGTTCATCTGGTTGAGCATGAACTTGGTGCGGTCGAAGAGGATGTCCGACTGGTCGGAGGTCATGGCCAGCGAATATATTTCACTGTTGAAGTCGCCAAACAGGAAGAATATCAGCTGAATGTACGACGACAGACCCGTCTTGTCTATCTTTCGGGGGCCGTACATGATAAACTCGGTTATCATACGGCGGAAGTCCCAGATGGTGCCGTCTTTCTCGCGTTCGGTGTCGAGCAGCTCGTCCTTCGTGCCTGCCTCTACATGGGTATCGACCCACGCATAGAAGCCGAACACACAGGCGAGCACGAACACCTGGAACTTCTGCCAGCGATAGACCTTTGCGCCGCTCGTGGATGGCAACCGTAGGCCACCGCTGATGTACCGCCACGCCTTGCCCCGTCGCTCCCACTGCCCTTCGCGCAGGGCGATGTAGAATTGCACCTTCTTCGTGTTGAAGTGGTTGGTGGTGAACATGCGGATGAACTTAGCCGCGCACAGCACCTCCCACATGGAGTGGCGGTCGCTCTCGTCGCCGAAGATGACGCTCACGTCGTTCGCCACACCGTCGATATATCCCAGCAGCCGCTCGTCCACGTCACACAGTCGCTGGCGCACATCGTCGGTCAGCCGTCGGCGCAGACAGTCGATGGCCTCTTGTTTCTGTTTTTGTTTGTCTGAAAGTTCCATAAGCACTAAAAATCATCAGTCGAGGTCTGGAATATCGTCCAGCCTTTGCTTTGCCTGGTTGAGCACGCCGCTCAGTCCCTCTCGCTCGGGGTCGATGCCCTTGCGTGTGTCCTCCTTCACCTTGCTTGGGGTGGTGGAGTAGTTCAGCCCGATGGCCTCGAATTGCATCAGCAGCGTGCGCTGAAGTTTGTCGTAGTGTGGGAGCAGCGGGTGAGCCTCGAACTTCATCTGACCCGTCGAGCCGTCGCCCCAGTCGGCCAGCCTGCGTGTGCCGCCCGTCAGCTCCTCCTGTATCTTGTCGAGCATCACCTGGTTCATGGCCGTTGCTCTCACTTGCGGCATCAGCCACATTTCCATCTTCGCACCCGTGCGTGATTCTATCATCTTGCGCAGCTCCAGTTCATAAGCGTGCGCCGTCTTTTGTTTTGCCATATCTATTTGCTTTTTGGTTTTCGTCCTCTCTTATTGTGGAATATAATTGGCAGCTGCTGTGACCGTTCCCACGGGTCACGGTAGCGGCTCACGTCAATCTTGCGCACCGGCAGCTTACCGAAGTAGGGTTCTTCCTGCCAACGCTCCCACTCATCATCGCACCAGCGTTTCAGTGGGTGCTTCGGTGTGTGCTCACTCTTGCGGCTCCGTGCGATACGGGCGTTCAGTGCGTGACGGGTGCCCAGGCAGACAAGCGTCTCCTGACTCCCAAACTCGCGCTCCGCTTCGGGTATCAGTCCCAGCAGCGGACACTCATTACAACAGTCCGGCTGCTCAGGGTGTAGTTGAATCTGCTTAAATGGTTTTGCTGGCATAATCAGAAATTTATTTTGCTGTTCGAGGGGATTGGTAGTAATTGGGTGATACGTCCGTCGGTGTCCGTGCCCCATTCCTCGGAGCGTCTGCCGTTGGGCCGTAGAAAAACGAGAATTTCAAATTTTACCGCGTCAACGGAAGCA